TTTTTTTTTGTTTCTGTAATATATTGATTTACAGGTGTTATCGTGGAGCTGGAGGGAAACTATATTAGCGATTATATAGTTTGATTATCAGTAAGTTAGGTTTTTCAATATCCCGTTTTAAACCTTGTTTTTTACTATTTTTTTACTATTTTTAATCTTTTTAATTTACTTGTAGTTATCCACTGTTTTTTGTAGTTCCGCTTTGTGATTATAAATATCATCAAGAGAATTGATTAGAACTTTTTCTCCTGCATCTTTACCATTATGAAATAACTCTATATATTTTTTACCTCCATTAAGGTGTAATCTGCAAAGTGGCTTTCGGTTATTGTCATCAAGTAAAACTCCAAAATAAGATTGTGTGTCTCTTGGAGCAATTCTATCAGCGGAAATGACTTCTCTTAAAATTGCTTTTACAATTTGGAACCCTTCTATTTCATCTTCAGTGGTAACTACTTTTGATTCTGAATTTTCATCTATTGAATCCAATACCTCGTTCTCTTTTGTTTTTGTATCATGGATGTTTTCATTTATACTTAATGCTGATTTTAATCTAGAATTTATGGATTCATTTATAGAACTTGTCAGTGCTCTTTTGGTGTATTCGCGAAATATTGAAAGTCTGTTTGCTGTTAAAGGTCTGTCAAAAAATCTATTTACCAATAATTTTATAAATTCATCTGACGGATTATCTATTTCTGCTTCAAATTCTTTTCTAATGGCTTTAATATATTTCAAGGATTCGGCAGAATCTAAAATACTCTCAAGGTCGTAAGATGTTTTAGTGAATTTTTCTAAAACTTTTATGGAGCTATCTTTTAAATCATCAAGATTGATGGTTAAAAATGGTTTTTCATCCATAATATTTGGTTTTTCCAAATCAGTATAGAAATTATATATTATTCCATTGGTAAGAATACCAAAACGAGCCTTTGAAACATGGTAATATCTATGTAGCTGAGAATTATGGGCATCTGCATTTTCTTTCCAGTGCTTACACTCTATAACTAAAATAGGTTCACCATCTTTCATTATCATATAATCCACCTTTTCTCCTTTTTTAGTTCCAATATCGCACACAAATTCAGGAATAACTTCTATTGGATTGAAAATATCATACCCGAGAATTTGTATAAAAGGCATGATAAATGCGTTTTTAGTAGCCTCTTCTGTTTGTATCTGTTCTTTTAGATTATCCACCCTTTGGTGTAGTTGTTCTAATTTAGTTTTCAGTTCCATTATGTTTTATAAAAATTGTTTTAGGTTAATAAATATTTTTTTAAACACATTATACTACATAAAATCTTTTGCTCTGTTCCAGCGCTTATTTCTTCCCTTTTGTCTTACTTCTACTACATTGTAAAGGTGTGCAATCTGATGAAGATTAAGCACAAAATCCTCATATTTCGGATTTAGAGAATGGCAGGTAATATCTCCTGTTTCTATATTGTGGGCTGTTATCTCTTTTAGCATTATTCCATTAGTAGAGTGAGCGATTACAAAGTCCCAATCCCTAAAATGCAGTTTAGAACTCCATAGATGGCGCTGTATCTCTCGGCAGATTACTATATCGCCCTCCAAGTAGTCAGGCTCCATGCTATCTCCATCTACTTCAAAGGCTAAATATTTACCCTTGTAGTTTTCATCTGCATCTATCATCACAAAAGGCAGTTCTTCTAAATACTCCTCATTATAGTAACCCTCACTCCATCCAGCCTTTGCCTTGTTGCTTACCAATCTCACTTTTATAGATGTAGAATATTCTTTTGGTTTTAGTTCGCCTTGTGGGATGTTAGGGAAACTATGAACCAATGGAATACCAGCCAACATATTTCCCTCCCCTGTTAATAGCCATTCTTTATTTAGTTCAGGGAATTTTGATACGAATTTATTTACAATATTATCAGTTAAATATTTCTCTTCTCCTTTAAGTGCAGCAGAAAAATTTGTTCTTGGAAAACCAATTGCTTCTGCAACATTTGTTTTAGTTTTATATAACACTGGATTTTTCCTTAAAAGATAATCCATAACAATAGACAATCTTTTGTCTAATCCTTTTATACTACTTTTTTGTAGTAATATTTCATTTTCTTTCATATCTTTGTAAAAAATTGGTTATGGATAAAGCTACTCTACACACAAAACAATCCCTCAAAAAACTAAATAAAATACATTTATTAATTTCTCCTTTTATCTTTGTAGAAAGAATACTAACTAAACTTATAAAATTTAATTCTTACTTGTGTTTTAAAGCATTAAAAATATTCAATATAAAAATTGATTTTACAAAATAGTATAGCCCATTATTTCATTCACTACTTTTTTTGATTGAGAATCAAAATAAGATTGAATCATCTTCAATTCCTCACTATCTTTATGTCTTATTTCAAGGTTTAACCCTTTCAAGAATTTTAGACCTATTTCTGTCCTTCTTTTTAGTTCTATTGGTGTTGTAATATCTTTTCTATTTACTTCGCCATTTAGTAAAATAAACTCTTCCTTTTTTCTTAAAAGATAATCATCTACTTCCTTCTTTTTATTATCATCTAAATCCATACTAAAATTTTTCTTATTGGTTATCAATTAGTTACACAAGAATACTAAATAAATGTAGTAAATTATTTGCTTCTTACTACAAAAGTGTAGTATATTTGCATCATGATATTACAAACAATAATACAAATATAAATAAAAAATGAATATACACACTAAGATTAAAGAAATTTATTACTGTATTTCTCCCGAGAGAAAAAATAGTGCGAGAAAGAGAATATCTGATAGGTTCGGCGTTAGTGTAGATTCTGTAAAGGTAAATTGGATTTACAACGGCGGAACACCAGATGATAAAGCGGAGGAAGTTCTTGCAATATTAAGAGAAGAAGTAAAAACGCAAGTAAATCAATTAAAAGATGTGGCAAAATGAACCAACTAAGTAAAATAAAAGAACCCACAGCGCTGGCGGTTGGCGAGTTAATAAAAAATTGGAGCGTAAAGAGTAAAGAGATTTTCATAAAAATATTAACAAGGGAGGTTGATAATGAAAAACTTACAGAAAAACAGAAAATAAAAAAATTCAAACAAGAATACGCTCCAATTTTCAACAAAAAAGCCCCCAGCGGCAACTGAGAGCAAGTAATAATTCAATAAAGAACTATAAAAAATTTCACTATGGCAAAGATACAAAATTTATCAGAAAATCCAACAAAAGTAAATTCAAAAGATTTTTTAAAGGCGTGTAACCTTATTAAAGAAGGTAAATACACAGATTACGATACTTACAGCTTTGAATGGTTTGAATTGTTTTTTGACAAACAAGGCAGACAATGGGCGGTAGAAGAGAAAGTAAGCCGAAACAAATGTGAGTGGGCGCTTACAGTAGATGGCGAAAAGGTAATTTCTCTTGGTAAATTTTCAAGATTTATTGAAAACTTCATAGAGCAGAAGAAAAGAGAAGAATACGAAGCCGAAAGAGACTATCACGAGCATAGAGAAGAGCTTTTCAGACACTACAACTACGGCATGATATAATACTTTTTTCATAATTAAATTTAATTTCTCCACCGCTCAAAACTTCTTCATTGTGCTTACCATTAAACTTAAAAATGGGCGGTGGTTTTTAAAAAGAAACAAGATGAAACCAATAAATAGAATACACAAATTAAGACTTTGGAAAAAATGGGTAATGAATAACAGAAAGTATGATTTAGCCTATCATAGAAATCTCTACGACAATAATACCTATGAAAACGAATTACAAAGAGCTGACCGAATTCTTGCGGTTCTTAAATAAAATCTACATAGAATACAAGGGCGAAGGGTTCAAGCCAACAGCAGAAGAGTTTGAAAAAATAAAAGAACGATTCACAACAAGATAAAAATATTATGTATAAACTAGAAATAAAAACAGCAGGTATCTTAATGGATATACCTACTGAAAAAGACAAGGAGAGTATAGTTAATTTCATTGAATCTTGCTACAAAAACCCAAACAAAACAAAGTTCATGAAAGTAACATTAGATGGTAAATTAGATAATTCCGTATACATACCATCAAATCTAATATTAAACAATTTGATAGTAATAAAAAAAACAAAAAACAATTAAAATTTAAAACGAAGAAAAAATAGAAGTAAAATAAAGAACACCTCCCAGTTGCCCGAGAACTGGAAAACAATAGCAACACTGGGCGGTTTTAAAAAGAATTAAAACTTAAAAATAGATAAAATGGAAAATAAGAAAAACATATTTAAGGCGATTTCAGAATTTCAACAAGAAGTTCCAGTGATACACAAAGATACACAAGGTTACGGCTACACTTATGCTGACCTGCCGAAAATCTTTGAAGTGATAAACCCACTACTCAAAAAACATGGACTTGGATTTACACAGCCATTAGAAGGCAAATCTATCAGAACAATAGTCTTTCATATAGCATCAGGCGAGACTTTGGAAAGTGTGATAGATATACCGCAAGAAGTGGATTTAAAAGGAATGAACGACTTCCAAGTGTTAGGCTCTGCGATTACTTATTTGAGAAGATACGCTATTTCATCAATTCTTGGACTGGTAACCGACAAAGACACCGATGCGCACGGCGAACAAACAAAAGGCAACAAAGCGCCAGCGAAAGCACAAAACACGCCTGAAAAGTGGCTAAATGTAGGTTCGCCAGAGTGGGAAGGGCTGGTAAAAACCATAGCAGATGGTTCTAATTGGACGCTTGCCCAAATCAGAAAGAAATACAAAGTATCCAAAGAAACCGAAAAAGAATTAGCAACACTAAACATTATATAATATGACACCTATATCAGTAATTGAGTTGATGCCTTCTACCAGCGACCAAGTGAAAAGTTTCGCAGAGCAGGTAAAAGACCAAATCCTAAATGGAGACTATGATTTTAGAAAGTTCCTATATCAAAAGAAGCTCATTGAAAAAACATTTGAAACTATCAGTGAAGACAAGGAACTGAAAGCCTATTTTGAAAAAGAGATAGAAAAATACGGAGCAGAAGGAGTTGGATTTAATAATTTAAGGTTTGAAATAGGCAGCCGAAAGACTTGGGATTATTCCAACACAGGAGATACGGAATTATTCAGATTAGAAGAAGAAAAAAAGATGTTAGAGGCAAAGATTAAAGAAAGGCAAAAGCTTTTGCAAACAGCGAAAAAACCTTTTGCCGATGTGGAAACAGGCGAAATCATCTATCCAGCATACTATTCAGAGAAAACCTTTATAAAATCAAGTCAAGCAAAACAATGAAAACAGAAATAATAAGTGTTTCAAGAATGGGAACAGGGCTGTTTGCTACTGACACAGAGAGTGAAGAAACAATAAAGTCTATTCCCAAAGGCGAAAACATCATCATTAAAATAAGCAATAATCGTAATGAAAGAATGCATAAGGCTTACTTTTCTATTCTTGGTTTTGTTTGGGACAATCTCCCTGAAAACATGCAGGAAAAATGCCCAAAACAGCATTTTTATAAGCTTCTGAAAGAATTACAAGGCAGATATGAGATTATTTATAAAAATGGAGAAAAAGAAGTAAAAGAATATGAAAGCATCAATTTCAGCAAAATGGGACAAAAACGCTTTCATGAGGTTTTTAAAGAGGATTTGGAATTTATCATAACTGATATACTACCTCCGCTGGGAATGGATGATTTTATAAGCGTTTTAGTCAATCAATACGAATTAACATTATTAAAATACAATTTATAACATGGAACAAACAGGAATATTTTTAAAAGCAGGAGAAATCAAAACCTTTGATAGAGGGTTCAAAGTGCAGGAGTTTTATTTGGATTGTAGAACTTACAACCAATTCACAGGAGAACCAATTGAAAACTTGCTGAAATTTCAAGTTTCAGGAGATAGAATAAGTCTCCTAAATGGAGTTAAAAAAGATGATTTGGTTAAGGTTCATTTTAATATCAAAGGGAAGTTATACGAAAAGGAAGATGGAACAAAAGGACATGGTCAAAATCTAAATGTATGGAAAATAGAGCCAGTAGATAGAAGAAACTACACACCAGAGCCATCAGTAAAACCAGAACCGACAACTAAACCAGTAGCAGAAACCGAAGAGGTAGAAGATGATTTGCCATTCTAAATTAACAAACTATGTCTATAACATCCACAAAAGCATTTGCAGAGATTCAGGTAAAACTACCTGACAGGAGAAGAGAAGTTTATAAGGCTATTGCGGAAAATCCTAATTCATCATTTTACGATATAGCCGATGTTTTGGGCTGGAATTTAAACCAAATTAGCAATAGAATAAATGAACTGATAAACTTGGGTTTGATAGAAAAAACAGGCACAGAAATACACGGAAGATTTGAAAGAGACCTATTTTCTATCATCACCGAAAAAGAGAGAGTTATTGCAAAGCAAAACCAGTTATACAGCGGTTTTGTTCAGGCAAAAGCCGATTTAGAAGCAGATTATCACAAATGCGAAACAGAACAGGGTAAAGAACTTCTAAAAAATCGGATTGAGTATTATAAAAATAAAATAAACGCTTTAAAAAACACACAGCCGTAAGATGAGCCGGGATTTAAACCTTACTGATAATCCCAATGTAACAGTTTATCATTGGCAGAAGTTTTTACCAAAAGACTATGAAAGAGACAGAAACTTAACCCAAGAAACAAGCAATGAGGAATATCAGGGATGTGTGTTTTTTCATAGAAAAGAAGACCAAAGAGTAGCACAGGTAAACATGTATAAAACATGTATTGAGGTTAGAATTTATTATGTAGAGCCTTTTCCTCATGGTGTTTATCAAAATATAGACTGGAACGATACTACTTTCTTGGAGCTTACAAAAAATGCGGGCAAAAGCAGTGTTTTAGAAGTCTGTAAGATTTTACATAAAAAAGGATATGAGTTTCGTAAAGTTTACAAAGGATAATGTATGGATTTAGGAAACGGCTGGTGGCTGGGGCACATACAAAGTAAGTATATCATTTGGAATAAAGAGAAAATCAAAGAGTTTCCAGCCAAGAATATACAAGAAGCAATTAGAAAAGCAAAGGAGATAATTAAGGAAATGGAAAAAACAGATTAAAAATGGAACGAGATAGCTTCGTGTTTTATAGTTCATTCCTAAAAGCCATTAGAGCGATAAAAAAGAGGGACATTCAGGCCGAGTTAGCACTTGCCATAATAGAGTATGGAATAACAGGTGAAACTGCTGAATGTGGCGAAATGGTGAGTATGGCAATGGAACTGATAAAACCACAATTGGAAGCCAATAACCAAAAATACATTAATGGTTTAAAAGGAGGTGCTCCAAAGGGAAATCAAAACGCAAAGAAAGGAAAAGAACAACCAAAAAACAACCAAAAACAACCCAATGAAAATGTAAATGAAAATGTAAATGTAAATGAAAAAGAAAAAAAATATATAAAAAAAGAAAATCAAGATTTTTCTTCTCTTTGGGAGGAATGGGAAAACTACATGAAGGAGATTCATAGTTTCAGGCATAATGATTATTCACGGCAGAAGTCCCAAGAAAAACTCAAAGAACTTGGAAAAAATGATTTGGCAGCAATGCAAAAAATCGTGAACAATTCCATTGGGAACAACTACAAAGATTTTTATCTCAAAGAAAACAAACAGGAAGAAAAAAAAGAGACAGGGCGTGTAGCACGAGACGGAACGAGAATAATGATGTTTTAAAACCGCAGGAATATGACAGAAATGATAATGTCGCTGGCGACAAACCTCATCTACGAGATAGAAATTAAAAGGAATTCTGAAAACTATTCTGTTTGTCCTGAATGTTCAAGAAACAGGCGAAAAAAGAACATCAAGTGTTTTTCCTACAACGCGGAAAAAGAAGTCGGATACTGCAATCACTGCGAAGCGAGATTTGTCAAGCATGTGCCTTTTGAAAAGAAAAACTACACCAAGCCAGAGATGAAGTGGGAAAACTACACCAAACTCTCTGAAAAGCTGGTAAAGTGGTTTGAAAAGCGAGGAATATCGCAAAAAACACTGCTACGGATGAAGATTGGCGAAAAGGAAGAATGGATGCCACAAATTGAGAAAAAAGCCAACTGCATCGTGTTTCCCTACTTCCGAAACGGCGAATTGGTCAATGTGAAGTATCGGGACGGGCAGAAGAATTTTAAACTGCATTCAGGTGCAGAGCTGATTTGGTTCAATTACGATGCGCTGAAAGTCTATAAGGAAATCATCATCGTAGAGGGCGAAATAGATGCACTTTCACTAATCCAAGCAGGATTTGAAAATGTTATCAGTGTGCCGAATGGAGCCTCTATTGGGCGAATGGAATACTTTGACAACAGCCTTGAAGACCTCAACCAAGTAGAAACTTTCATTTTAGCAACTGATAACGATATGAAAGGTTTGGAACTCAAAAATGACCTTACGCGCAGACTTGGAATAGAAAAGTGCAAAAGCGTGTCATTTAAGCAGTTTAAAGATGCAAACGAGCTGTTAGTTGCAGAGGGTGCGGATGAACTCAAAAAGGCAATAGAAAACGCCAAATTTTTGAAGTTAAGCAATGTGTATGCGGTGGAAGATTTCCAAAGTGATTTGGATGCTTACTTTGAAAACGGACTGCCACAAGGGTTAAGAATTGGTGTAGAGGGGCTTGATGAGAGGATAAGGTGGCAGACAGGGAGGTTTGGCGTAGTAACAGGAACACCAGGGAGCGGAAAGTCCGAGTTTATGGATTTTATCTACTCAAAGTTAAACGCGCTGTATCATTGGGGAATTGGTTACTACACGCCTGAAAGTATGCCTTTGCCATCACACTTTGCGAGAGTTTTCTCAAAGTTCATCGGCAAGGAATACAAAAAGGGAGTGATTTCCGAAACGGAAAAGGAAATAGGCGAAGAATATTTGAATAAAAATGTGTTCTGGGTAGCACCTCACGAGGATATGACCATAGATGACATATTAGCAAGGTTTGAATATTTAGCCAAAGCCAAAGGATGTAAGGCTTTCCTGATAGACCCTTTCAACAGGATAGAACAGGGAGCAAACCACAGCGACAATGAAAGGCTGTACATCAAGAAAGCACTTGGGAAGATGATTGCTTTTACCAAGAAAACCGACAGCCTCTTGTTCTTGGTGGCACACCCTACGAAACTGCCAAAGGGAAATGATGGAAAGTTCAAAATGCCGACACCTTACGATATTTCAGGTTCTGCCGACTTTTGGAATATGCCTGACTATTGTATGTCAATCCGAAGAAACCAAGATGATGACGGCAAATTCCTCTCACACGGAACAGTGCTGGTAAGCAAGACCAAGATAAACAAAACGCTGGGAGACACAGGGCAATGGGATTTTTGGTATAACATCAATAACGGCAGGTATCTGACCGACCTTAATGATGGCGCAGAGAGAATTTGGGACAATTCCAACTGGATAACCAAAGAAGAACCAAAAGAATATGCGCTGCCGAAAATGGAAGCCACACCATCCATTTTTGAACAAGAAGACGATGATGATTTTCCATTCTAAACAACAAAGATTATGACACTGGAAGAGTTTAAAAAAGACCCAATGAAAGCAATTGAAAAGGTCGCCAAGAAAAAGACCGAATGGGTGGAAGAAATGAAAGCCCTGAAAGAGGTCTATAAAAGAAACCGAGAGAAACAAAGAGCAAAATATAACTACAAACAAAAATTTAAGTAATAGAAACGGCTTAAAAGAGTGATAAAAAGAGGGTTAATACAACAAAAATATGAAACCAATTAACAAATAAAATCAAATAAAAATGGCAGAAATCGTAGAAAACAGCAAAGGTTTTAAGGTAATTAAGATGAGTTCAGTAGAAGTTAGTCAAGTTTTTGGAGGAATGGGAATTTGTGATAGCTGTAATACCGCTCCAAAAGAGGGTTATTATATCGCAGTTTTGAATTACTGGTATTGCGAAAAATGCTACAAATTTTTTATAGCCAATGCATATAACTATCCAGAAGATAGAGAAATAGAGAGTAATAATTTTGAAAGAGTAATTAATCAACTTAAATAGAAAACATCATCATCGCTATGCCACAGCTGAACAATAAACAGCTGGATATATTGGAAAATTTTATAAACAATTTAAAACATAAGAAGTAAAAATATGAAAATAAACAATATAGAAGTAAGAGACATTATCTTGACTATTTATAAACTACAAAAAGATTTTGAAAAGGAATTGACTAACATTGGATTAGACCCGTTTTATATAAAGTCTTTAAAGTCACCACTTGGCAATAGTATCACTGTCCATAGTACGATGTATTTATTGGAAAATATGACCTTGACAGTTAATAATAGGGAAAGAATTGTTGAATGGAAACTACCTTGTCTGCTTAATTTGCTTGGAACGAATAGTGTGTTAGAAGGTGATTCAGGCAGTATTCGTTTGGAATATTTAAAAAATTTTGATACTCATAAAGAAGCAAAATCGTATATAGAAGAATTATTAGAAGAAGAAAAACAAAACTTTAGAGCTATTAAGGAAATGTACGAATCTTCTGAGAAAAAAATTAATGAATTGGTAAAAATATTAAATAAAATAAATGCAAATAACTGAATATGAAAACAATAGGAGAAATAAGATGTAATATTGATAATCTAAAAACAGAGCCAAATTTAGTAGAAGGTGTAAGGTCTGATTTGGCAGGTATTATTGATATGTTAGAAAAACAAAGGGGTGACAAAAACACATCACCAGCAAGTGAAGAAAAGCAAAGGCTTCTCTCTATTGCACAGGATAAGTTGGAAGAAGCGTGCATGTTCGCTGTAAAGGCGCTATACACGAAATAAACCTCCAAATAAGTAACTTACTAAATAGTAACATTAAAGATAAATAAAATGGAAACAAAAGAATTTAAAATTCAGGTGCCAGAGGGCTACGAAATTGACAAAGAAAAATCAACTTTTGAGAAAATAGTTTTTAAAAAGGTTGAAAATAAGCTTCCTAAAAGCTGGGAAGAATTAGGAGAAATAAAAGGATGGTATGTAGATTCTTTTAGTGATTTAATGCCTTGGGGTGAAGGTATTAGCAATAAAGAAGATGATAAAAATATATTTCCAACTAAAGAAGAAGCCGAGGCATGTTTAGCACTCGCTCAATTATGTCAGCTGAGAGATAGGTATAATGATGGTTGGAAGCCTGATTGGGAAAGAGATAGTCAGGTAAAGTGGTGTATTGAAATGGAGGGATGTAATGTAATAAGAAATAGATATTATTCTATAAATAGAATATTAGCTTTTAAATCTGAACAATTAAGAGATAAATTTTTAGAAAACTTCAGAGATTTAATAGAAACAGCAAAACCACTATTATGACAAAACACGAAGAATTTTTAGTTCCTGTTGAGATTGCAAAGAAACTTAAAGAAATAGGATTT